ATTCAATACCTGTAATGATTTTCCTGGTTGATAAGAGAATACTTTTGTGGTTTCCCTAATCACAGAACATCCAGCAGTAGTTCCTATACTAATATTGACTAAACCTTGTGTTGTTACAAATCCAACTGTTGAACCAGTTCCTACAACTAAACCACTCCAAAGATTATTGTCCTTGTATCTGTGGGAACTATCAAAAAGTGTGAGTGGAGTTGAAGTTCTTAAACGACCAAATGCATCAGTTGCTATTGGTGGAAATGTAACAGATGCTGATGATGTTGTAGAAATTGATACTGTTCCTGTAACTGGTAGGGGATTACTAGAACTTACAGGAGCACTATTGAGATTGAGTGATACTTGCCCTGTGGTTCCAATACCTACTGTTCCTTGAACTGTAACAGTAGAACCAATACCTGATACTGCAACTGTTGTGACTGGATTGGTTATGTAGAATGAAGTATTAGAAATAGAAACTGTATTTCCTATTGATACAGTATTCAGTAATGAAGAAATACCAACTGGAAGATATGAAAGATTTAGATTTACTGTTCCAACACCAACAGGCATATAAGGAACACCCATATCCTGTAAAATACCACTTGAACCAACTTCTGTAATATGAGTATGGACAGGATTTTCGGGAGTGCTTGTGACTGATACAGTTGTTCCTACATTTACATCACCAGTGATTGTAATATTAGAAGAACCTAATGAAACTGGAAATGGATTAGCAAAACTTACTAATGTATTTCCTGCACCTGTAAGAACTACGGATTGTGCTGGTTGGGGAAGAGGATTATAAGACATATTAGATTAAGAACCAATTAGAACCATTGTAAAAATAAGTAAAACTTTGATGATTGATAGTCATAATAACTGAACTATCATTCTCTACACTTGTTCCAGCACCTGCCTGGACTGTTATATTGTATGTAGCAATTTTATTGCCCTCGTCTTTTACGATTAACTTCTTACCATAAGAAGGAATTTGTGGTAATACAATTGTCACCGGAACATTTGCATTTACACCAATATAATCGTCAACATTTGATGCCTGATAGTAAGTGGTTACTCCACTAATAGAGATAATGCTTGTAATTCCTACAGCATTTGGATTTACAAATTCAGCCTGATTTGTAGTTGAGTTCCATTGTAAAAATTTATTATTATAAGCACCAGAATTAGTTGCGATGCCTACAATATCATCCAAGTATCTTAATCTGGTTTCTCCTCCTCCACCAACTGTTGATAGTTGTTGTTGAATTCTTGTTATGAATAAGTTGTAATGCTTTTGAAGATCATCAAGTGTTGCAAATTTTTGATCCAAAGGTGTAAGTGGATCATTTTGGACTTTAGTGTCCGAAGGTTCAGAAAGAAATCCTAAAGATTTTTCTATGAGTGTTGGCTCTTCCTTTGGTTTTTCTGAAATTTTTTCTACAATATCATCTACAATTTCTTGAACTTCTTCTATTGGTTGTTCTTTTACTTTATCTGAATACAACCAGTTCTCAAATGCTTCTAAAGTCTTTTCTTCTTTTTCTTTTTTTCTCTTATTTTCTTTTTTTATATTTTTAACGTCCTCAAAAAGAGAGTCTAATTTTAAGTCTCCAACTAAAGAATTAAACTCTTCTTTTTTCTTCTTTTTTTCTTGGGATAATAATTGAAAAAAATCTGAAAGATCTGACATTATTCATTACTCTTCAGATGAATCATCTTCAACTTCGTTGTTTTCTTGATCATCACCAAACATTGACACTGCAACTTCTGGTCTATAAGCATCAATTTTTTCTGCTGATTTTGCAAACAATAACTCTTTGATTTTATCACTAATTTGTGACGGAGATTCATCGGTGATAATCATATCTAAAAGGTCGTCCATAAAATTTAATTAAATGACTTCAATGTATTTATATCTCACCACCCTTGGGCATTTCTGGAGCTTCAGTTGCTCTTCCCTGCGTTTCCAAATCTGGTTCCATAACTGGTTTTCCTAAGTCCATAGATGCTGCATTTTGCCCTTGACCGGGAATTTCCTCAATAGGTGCATTTGGATCTGGAATAATTCCTTGTTCAATTTCCTTTTTGATTAGGGCATCTTGCTCTAAGATTTCCATATCAGTTTGACGAAGAATTTTACGTCTTACATAATCTTGTGAGAAATATCTTCCGACATATGGTTCTGCAGTTCCAACCATTGCCAGTCTTTCATTCAACAGTTCTGCATCTTTCAACTCTGAGAAATGATTATCATATAAGAAATCATACTGAATATGCTCACTCATAATCTCCCAATCTTCTGGAGTTACGATATTCTTAAGAAGAAGTTGAGTTCTTAACATATCGTGAAACATGTTTGAAAATCTCTTTCTCAATCTTCCAACAAATTTTGTAAACTTTAATTCATCCCTTAAAATTTCCGATGAACGACCAAGATTAAATCCACCTTCTCCATCCATTCTTGAGGGTGGAACATTTAGAGAACGATAAAGTTTTTTCTTAAAGTATTCAATGTCAGTAAGTTCTCCAAGATTTTGACCACCGGGAAGGGTAGTGATCTCAGTTCCTCTACCACCTTCACGACGAGGAAGCCAGAAATCCTCAAGCAATGACATATATTTTTTGTCATCACGAATTTCACCGGTGTTTGCATCATAAACTAACTTATTGCGATATCTCTGCATCACATCTCTGAGATATTGTTCTGCTTTGACCTTAGGGAGGTTACCAACGTCAATGTAGAAAATTCTTCTTTCTGGAGCACGGGATAATCTGTAGATAACAAGACTATCCTCAATCATTCTCAACTGGTTGAGTGATTTAATTGCTTTGTGCAAGTATGAAAGTGTTGACCCCTTATTTCTATCTACCAATCCAGATGTACAATATGCAATGGAGTCTTTTGTAAATTTAACTCCTTGATTAGTTGCCATCGCATTGATTGTTCCTGTGGGAAATGCACTCTTTGGATTAAAAACAAAATATTCTTCTAGCTCTGGAAATTTGTAGTCCATTGGATCTACATTTTCTGAGAACTGGGGATTGGGGTTTAACTTATTATCTTGCTTCTTTAATTGACGAACATAACGCATTTTCATTGCGTCAATGTATCTTAAATCTTGAATTCCATCCTGTGGATTTTTGAGGTCAATAACTTTGTGGTAATAAAGACGACCATCTACATACCAGTTTCTGTAGATTTCGTGCGCTTTTTTATCAAAATCTAAAAGACTAAGAATATATTTAAACTCTTGACGAATTTTATTTTTGATGCCATCACTTGCATTTAAATTTGATAACTCAATTTCAACGGGACTATCGTTTGTGTCGGAAACAATAGCCTCGTTTACAATATCTTCAATGGCACTATCAACTTCCGGATGAAGTGCCATTTGACGATATTTTGTAATTAAATCATATTCTGTTCTATAAATTCCCTCAATATCTACATACTGTCCGTAGAAACCACTACTTACAGTAAAGTCTGAAGCATCCTCGTCGTTTGGAACGACTGGGGATACCGCAGACTTTGGTAGTTTATTTTCGTCTTCAATAGAAAATCCAAAAAGATTTGCCATGTTGTAGTTTTAATCTATTTTTCAGTATTTATCTAATTACTGAAGTGCGCCTGGACCATCATTGAGTTCAAAGTATTGAACTTGAAGTTCTACAGTAAACTCGGAAATGGTATCAGTTGATTCGTAAGATAAATCGAGAGCACTTACATTAGTTGGAAAAGTTCCAAAAAGTTTTGCACTTCTAAGGGTTGAAACATTTCCAGTAGCACCACTCTTTCTGGTTCCGTCAACATCTCTTCCAAGTTGATAAACAATCATATCAGCTTGATATGATGCTGGATCAATATATCCAGTATTGTTATCTAACTTGCTTAGATAGTTCATCCACTTTTCAAATGAATGACGCAGTTTGAAGTCTGTGTCATTAATAATTGTAATTGTCCAAGGATCAAATGTTCTGTCACCAGCAACTTTTAAAATTCTACCTCTAAATGGAACATCGATAGATGCCACATTTGAAGCTGGGAGTTGTGCTGCCTTACACAGGAATCTTCCTTTTGTTAAAGTTGCTGCATCAACACCAACATCAGCTGGGAATGCCATTTCAACTTCAAACAGGTTTGGTCTTGATCCACCGCCAGTGAGTTGGCCTTTGAAATCTGTAATTTTTCTAATGGGAATTGCCATTGGTTTTGACCTCCGTTATGAATTATTTAATAAATTAAACTCTACCAGCTACTTCACTGAAGCTCACACCCGTGCGGGTTGCAACGAAGGTCAGGCTTATAAAGTTGATAGATTTCGCAGGCTTGATGTAAATGTCTGCTCTAAATTCATTATTATCAATAACATCTGGTGTATTATTTGTGGTATCACAAATAACCAGGAAATCATAAAGACCTCTCTTCGCTTGAACATCACGTAAGAATGGTTCAACGATGTTCACAAAGTTTGCTCTTGTTACTTCATCATTGAATTCAAAAAGTTGTGCCTTAGCAGCATTTTCAAGTGATTTTTCAAGAGTGAGGAACAATCTTCTAACGTTGATTCTGTCAAATGCTGACTGATACCCAAGTGCAGTCTTATCTCCAAATAGCAGAACACCAACTCCGGGTTGAAGAACAACTGGGTTCACTCTTGCAATATAAAGAGCATCTCTTTGAGCTTTATTTGGATTATATGCAAGTTTGGTTGCATTGTTGAATACACCTCTTTGAGTTCCTGCTGGAGAAAACCATGGAAACTGATTTAAATCAGTTCTTGCCATAATTCCGGCAACATCAGCATTGCAAGGAACATAACGGAAAACATTATTAAATCTATCGTACATGTACTTGTATCCAGAATCGAATACAGCATAAGAAGAAGATTGAATTGCGTCAAAGAACTGAACAATGTTTGTAGTTTGAGTTGCTGTAGAAGTATTATTAAGGTTTGCACCAACAACAGCAGATCTATAAGGTGAAATGACTGCTAAGCAATCTTGTCTTGCCTCAGCAATATCAATCAAATAATTTGCCTTTGCTTGCGAATCTTCTTTTGTTGTTAAACCTGGACCATTAATTAAGATATCAACATCAATGTCTTCTTTATTTCTAAACAAGTCATATGAAGTAATCAAATCAGAAAGTGCAGCCTTATATCCACCACCATCTGCTGCAGAAGAGGATGAATAATCTAAACCACCACCAAGAGTATAGGTTTTGTTTCCAATTGCACTAAAAGTAATTCCTTGTGCATTCTGGCCCCAAATACCGTCAGAAATTTCAAATGAACCATATGTATCATCATTAACTTCAAACCCAACTGCTGTAGGATAAGTACCTTGAACAGCATCATTTGCGTTTGAGGGACTATATCCAGCAAACAAATATGCAGATAATGTTGCTAAGTAATCTTTATAGTAAATCTTTTGGGGAGCATTTGCAGAAGATACTGCATCTTTTGCTTTAGAAAGATTTGTATGTCTCTCAAGAATATTACCTTTAATTCCAGTAATATCACCATTATCATCAACAACAACTATATGAAGAGCGTCTCCTTTCCCTGCACGATCGGTAACATACTGGTTAGTTGCTGGTTTATCAGCAATTGACTTCCAATAAATTGTACCGTTTGTTAATCCTAAAGTTTGTGTGCCATACCAATCTTCTGCAGAAGTAAGTGTTGCCCCTGAAGTTGTAACAATACCAGTGTTCTGTTGAACAAAGTTCACATTTCTGGTTGTTTTAAATTCAAAGTCACTTCCCTCTCTGTATGAAACATTTGTTACAGTTCCAGCAGTGGATACTCTGGAAACAACCTTAACAGTAAATGAACTATTTCCGTTAGTTGCGTCTGTTGTAACGCCAGTAATAATACCTTTCAAATAACCATTGAAAAGTGATGTCGTTCCAGTTCCTGGCAAAACAACATTAGTCAGATTGCAAGTAACTCCATTACCAACAATAACCCCTCTATTTGCTGGATTAGTTGTATTAATACCAAGTGTTTGATCAGCAAAATCATCAATGTAGCAAACTTTCAGATTATCTGCCCATTTACCTGGGTTCTTTGCCGCATAATAGAAGTTAGTTGCATTTTCATAATTTTGAATATAGTCATCATAATTCTTAATTTTAGCACTTGTGGTGTTTGCAATACCAACACCAGCATTTGCGTTATTCAAAGTGCTTCCATTCGTTCTTACAATTTGTAAAATTCCTGTGTAAGAAAGGAATGAAGATGCTGACATCCAATACTCATATTGATTATCAGTCGAAATAGGTTTGCCAAAAACTGAGAGCAATTCTTGCTCATTTGTAATCGTTATTGGAAGATCTACGGGTCCTTTTTGGAATGGTCCGGCTATTGCGCCAGCGCTTACTCCAAAATTATCTGCTCTTCCAACGGTCAGATCAACCTCTCTGACCAATACTCCAGGTGAAACAAGAGCTACTGCCATTTTTTTCTCCGAAGAAGTCTCAAATTCTCTAAAAATTATTTATAAAAAGGGTTTCTTTGAAAATCCGAAACAATGCACGAACAATTACCAATCAGGATATGACCATCCAATATCCTTTTTTTGTATGTTTCTTCTCGTAGAAACTCTTTTTATAGTACATTCTTTACATTCATAAGAATATGATGATGCTTGATATTTATTTTTTCTTGATTGATAAAATCCATCAATTAAATCTTTTGTTTGCCCGCAACTTTTGCAGGTCCTCTCGGTTAGATAAAGATGCTCCAATTCAAAATGATCATTTACTTCCATTAGGACAAATACTCCCACATATAGGCACGATCTCCATATTCGTCAGTAAACCATCTATCTCCTTCATTGTCAACAAACGTGCCTTCATCATCTATTCCATTTAATATAAAACCAAATGGTGCCATGTCTTGTTCAATTTGATTTTTTTGTTCTTCATATATTCTTTTGCGAACATCATTATCTGTCATTTCTTTAAAATAATCTTGAGCAACTAACCAAGCAAAAATTACAAGACACATTGCCAAGTCATCATTACATCCCTCTTCTGCTTCAAAGGATTGATTTTTTTGAGTAAAGGTTGTTAACTCACTAATAATATCATAATCGCAAGTTAATAGTTTATCATCTTCTATTAATAATTTTAAATTAGAGCAACCAAGTTTTTTAACGGATTTGGTCATTCTAACTCCAAGTTGGGATCGTTTTCCTGAAAATCCGGATCCAACAATTTGACCAGCTCTACCTCGCATAGAGCACATTAAAATATTTTCGTATTCTAAGTCATAATGTAGAATTGAAGCCACTTGATCTCCAATATCATTAACTTCAACTATAACATAAGCTTTATTGTATGATTTTGCCATTTCCAGAATAATATTGGGAAATAGCATTGGTTTTATTTCATTATTCCTATATACTGCTACTACTTTATATGGAATATTGGTTATATCAAAAACTAAAAAGGCAGAATAATCATTTCCAATTCCTCGGGCAACGTCAACACTAATTAAATAGTTGTTATCTTGCTTTGGTTCTTCATAAACTGATAAACCTTTGTTTCTTTTAAGTGGTTCATTATAAATTAAATTTCTAAGTTTAGTAACACTAATCAGAGTGTCAACTGACCCTAAAAATTCACACTCAAATTCAACTTTAAATTGTTGCTCTGATGTGTTTGCTATTGTTTGCTCTTTCCATTTAGCATCACGACCAGGAACTTCTGACCAATGCACATCTGTTGTAATGAATTCACTTCTACCTTTCTCAGCATCGTGCCACATTCTATAGAAGTGGTTCATACCTTTTGGGGTGGAAACAATGATTACTTTTGTGCTTTTACCTGAAGAAATCGTTGGATATACTGAACTAAAGAATTCATCAGCAATGTGATTTGGAACGAACGCAAATTCGTCCAAAAATATAATATTGAATGACATACCACGAACCGCAGAAGCAGAAGTAGAAGCAGCCAAGATTTTACTTCCGTTCTCAAGTTCCAATGAACCTTTATTCCAAGAGATGATACCTTGTTGCATCCACTTTGGAAGATTTTCATATGCTGTTTGAAGACGGTCTAAAAGTTCTCTTGCAGTTGCAGCTTTGTTCGCAAGAATGCCAATATTGACGTTATCATTAAAAACAGCAAAGTGTAAAAGAAAAGATACTACAGTTGTTGATTTACCAGTCTGTCTTGGCATCTTACAGATATTAAATCTGTGTTTATGGAAATTATTAATTAATTTCTCTTGAAATTTATATGGATGAAATTGAACTAATCCCTCATCAAGAGAAACAATCTTTACATAATTATTTGCAAAATAAACTGGATCATCTTTACATTTAATGAATTCTTCTATTTGCTCTTGAGTGAATTCAATTGGAGTGTTGGCTTTTTTGAGCAGAGGATTGCCCAAATAAACATCATTAGATATACTCATATCCCCTCTCCTTTCCCCAATGCTTCATTCTATAAGATAAACCTTGAATTGTTATTTGCAAATCATCTGCTGCTTCTTGTTGAGAAACATATATTTTTCCATTTATTAAAACTTTTTTACTATTTGGGTGTTTTTCTCCTCCCTCATACTTATGTCCAAAGGAACGACCTTTTAATACTTCACTTTTTTTCCTGCAAGTTTCTTTGCTGTGTTTTCTGCCAATATTTTTTTGTGTTGCTTTATTTAAATTTTCCATAAACCAAGCATTATTGTGCCATCCATACTTATGTATTTGTCTACTGCAAACATATAAGTGTTCTGGTATATCTTTCCCACCTTCACATCTTGGTGGAAAATGATGAACATCCATACCTTTCATTTGTTCCCAAGTAAGTCCCCAATTTTTACGAGCAATATTTCTGACTGTTTTAGGACTTAATCTTTCTTTTGGAACTTTAATGATGGCAGACACATTTTAACCCCAATCTAAAGATATTTAGGTAATTAGTTATTAATTACAATTCCAACGACGTAATGCTTTATTAATTCTGCTATCTGGATCTCTTGCAGTTTTTGCTGAGGTAAGTTTTGCCTTCATTCCAGACATACGTCGGCAAAAATTAGCACGACGTTTTGCTCTCTTACCACTTGGATTTTTTTCAGTAACTGCGGTCTGAAGTTTTGATCCGGGATTTTCACGACGATATGCTTTAACCGCGGCACGACTTAAACCATCTGTTTTATCTTGACGATTGACTTTTTGCCAATCTTCATCAACTTCAACCTCTTCTCCCATTGGTTTTACATAATTTTTACTTGAACCGGGTTTTGCAAAACTTCCACCTTGAGGTCCAACTGCTTGAATTAATGGTCTTCCTGGTTCAATTTCGGAGATTGAATGATATACTACTTTTCCGCCTGGGTAAACTTTTTGAATTTCATCAGTTACTTCTTGACGAGTTGGAAGTTTTACTTGTGGGAAAAACATACGAATTGCATAATACTTTCCCCTCCACATCAGAGTTGCAGCAATTACGTTTCCGGTTTGTGACTGAAGACGAATTGCTTCTTGAATTTGTGATTTAAATCCTTTAATAGGTTCTGGTTTAACCACATCAATAACTTCAGCAAAAGTTTTTCCATCTGCATCTTCAATGGTTACATTTTCTGCTTTTACACAACGATTATATGTTTTGCCAAAAAGTTTTTGAGTTCCTTTTTTCTTATATCCAGGCCAACACTTTTGTTCTTCCATCTCTCCACTGTCAATATAATCTGCTGCAGTATCAATATAATCTGCTGCTTTGGTAATCTTTGATTGTACCCAAGCTTCAAGATTTCCTTCACCTTTACCAACCTTTTGCTCCAATCTTTTCAATGCATTGTGAATAGTCTTCAGTTCGGAACGAGCCATTGAATACTCTTCATCCTTCACAGAGACTTTATCCCAAGCTTTTTCTCCATAAGAACATTCGGATCTTGTTTCCCTTTTATCACAAAGGGGACAGTATCTTTCTTCCTCATGCATAGTTTCCTCCGATTTTGTTCCCCAATTTGCCGCACCAACTTTACGGCATTTAACCAATGCTCCAGATGCATATGCACTTGGCCAAACACTATAACGTGATTTTACTTTGTGATAGCAAGCATCTTTAGTTCCACTACCTTTACCTGGTTTGTCCTTGACTTCTTGGAGGTCTACTTCTTCTTTTTTCATTTCTTTTCTTGGACTATCAGTTGGAACATAAGTTGGTTTTGCGGCATCAGTTTTTTGTTGTTGTCCTGGGTCTGCTGCTTTTTTTCTTCGTGCTGCAGATAACCTTTCTGTAGGTGTCATTGATGATCTTTTTGCAGAAGAAACACATTTGGGAACACCCTCTCCTGGTTCATCACTTGCACATGTACCACCAGTTACTACATTTACCCAACCACGTTTTCCATCTTTTGATTTACTCTGAAACCATTTACGAAGACCTTCTTCGTTTACAATTTCCTCATAAGCCATACCAACTTTAGTATGCTTTATTTCACCCTTTTGTTTTGCAATCAGTTTTTTGGAATATGTCTGTGCCTTTGAAGCACTTGAGACATTTTCATCGGGAATTCCTTTTTTAGGATTATCATAAACATCAACATCACCATCAGCATCACGGTCAACATACTGAACTGTTGCGTGATGAACTAACTGTTTCAGATCTAAATTAGGATCTAACTGATGCTGTTTTCCTTTTAGATGTGGTGTTTTGTGACTAAAAGCAGCTTCGTTCATTTCTTTAGTTTTCTTTTTCATTGAATTAATAAATTTTCTATAAACTGCTGCCTCTGAGGTTTTTCCCATTTCTCTTGCTCTTTGCTCCATAGCAATAGCTGCTTGAATTTTATGAGCATGAGATCTTGACGAATTGCGAATTTTACTTACAGATGCTTTTGCAGTCGCAACATCCTTAAAACCAAGTCCATGAATTGTACCTTTTGGATTTTCATCCGTATAAAGATCCGAATGTTTCTTGGAATTTGCTGGTTGTCCAGGTTTTCTTGGAATGCGAGGATTATTCATTCAACTGGATTTGACTTAGTTTTTTCACCTTTTGCTCTTTTTCTTCTTGCGGCACAATGAGCACGCTGAGAAAATCCTTTCGGAGCAGAACAATTAATACTCTTCTTGTATTTATTACTCCACTCCTCTTGAAACTGTTTAAAGGTTTTCATTTTATATTGATGCAGTGTCTCTTATGATTGCAGTTCCTTCTCTTATTTTTGTAACTGTTCCAACTCCAGAAGTTATTAGAACATCATAAACACTTCTACCAGATGTTAAAATTCCTGTAACCGAATCTGATAACGATATTGTTAATTTTCCTAAAGATGGATTAGAACCATATGTTGTTGCAAATGAAACAGAATTCTGAGCGGCACCCCATTTTTTAAGTTTTGCTGTGAAAGTATAATCTGATAAATCGAAAGAAGTTCCGTCAGAATTCAGTATAGTAAACTGCTTTGAAAAATCAGTTCCTTTTTCTATAGTTATATTTTCTACGTTAACTGCCATTTCTTTTTTTTTAATTATTTATTTTAAACTTTTGAAGTTAACCAACTGAACAGTTTCTCCACCAAAACATGGATTTGATAATACTATACTTGACCCATTAGAAGCTGTAAATTCTGTATCGGTCAATTTAACTCCATTTACATACACATCTAAATATCCAACATCATATGAAAAAGAAAATGAAGTTTGTCCAACTGTTGATGTAAATGATTGTGATGATCTGTTATTTCTTAAGTTTTTTCTGCTTATTAGTTTAGGCATTTGCAGTTTCCAAAATACTTAAAATTAACTTAAGACTACTATTAGCACTAGCAACTATCTTTATAGAATCACTTGTTTCTAAAACTAATTTTCCATCTAAAGGTACATATGCATCTGACACTGGGACAGAAGCGTCTTTTATTATTTCAGTCGCAGTACCACTTCTAACGTGAGACATTGTAAAGGTCTCTACAGTGACACCAACGTTCGTCACATGAGCATAAAGAATTATTGCTGTATATCCAGTGGGTGTGGTGTAAACAGTTTGTTCAGAATCAGTTATTTCAAGTGTTTCTGTTTGAAATCTATTAAGTGCTAGTTGTGCCATATTAGCTGAGTGCTAGGATAAATGGAGTCATTTCTGAAAACAAACTTCTCGAAAAAGCCCTCCCACTAATTGTACCAGTGTTTTGATTAATTTGCAAACCATCACCGATTCTGAAATTTCCAGATTGATCTGTACTTGTGTAAACAACTTTTCCACCATTGGATGTTATAACTTCATTTTTTTGAATAGTAACTCCTCCTGTTTTTGGAGTTGCTAAAGTTATATTGTTACCAGACCCAATATATTCAAATGTATGAGAACTAGCAACGATTCTACTTACTTGTTGAAAGTATGCAGTCATTCCTAATCCCACCGTGTTAATCAAATTTTCGTCAAGTGTTATAGTGCAAATTCCAGAAGAAATTGGTGTTGAACTATTTATTGTATAATAAATTGGGGACATGGATGCAATAGCTATTGCAGTATTGACTCCAACATTGGGAGCAGAAATAATTATATTTGGTGTTGTTTCATATTGATTTCCGCTACTAATAATTGTTACTTCAGAAACAGAATCTCCATCCAAGGTTGCAAAGGCAGTAGCAGTTTCTCCATTTGGTCCAGTTGGGGCGTCAACAGTAACAGTTGGTGTTGTTGTGTATCCTGTTCCACCTGCAGAAACTGAAATAGTAGCAACGGATTGGTATAACTTATTAAAATAAACAACTTGACCATCATAGGGTCTTGTTGTAGTAGTTACTGCTACTGTTACTGTGTCTTGAGAGGCATTAGCAATTGAAGTAACAACTCCAGTGAATTGAACATCACTTACTCCATCTGCAACTAAACCATAAGTTCCAAAACTAGAATTACTATTGGTTAAATCGACTTGACTTCCTTTATAGCAAGTGATTGCTTCATTACAACAAATAGTAAATACAGAAACTAACTGAGCAAATCCTTCATTAGTGACTGCAACTCCAACCCCACCTTGATTATATTGAGTATAACTATCACATACCATTGATTTTAGACCTTCTGCCTGAGATCCATCTATTCTTAATCCAGTTCCCGTAGTCGTGTTACTTGTACAATTTTGAATATATGGACTTTCCCACGATCCACCACCTTCATTGGTTGCTATACTATTCGTAGGAAATGCAATGGCAGCTGCCGGAGATATGTGATTGATAAAAGTCATTTCTGCAATGTAACATCCTTTTCTCACATGAAATATGTCCTGATTTGTTGTTTGAGGAACTACTGTAACTGTTTTTAGATCATCTCCAACAATTGAAACAAATGACGGAACTTCAATTGGATTATTTTCAACATATGTTCCTGCTAAAACTTTAATAGTAGTTCCTGTTGTAGATACTCCAACTGCACTTTTAATAGTTAAAAAGGCATTGTCAATCGAAGTTCCATTGTTTGAATCATTACCATCTTTTGCAACATAAAGAACATTTGGTGCGGTATTAATACCTGAAGCAAAAGAACTTATAGAAACTCCAGATCCTATTGTAATACTAGAATTGTTAATGACAATATTTTCATCACCAATAGAAATTCTATTATTATTTCCATCAATAGTAATAGATGCTGTACCAATAGTAAGTATTCCTGTTACACGAGCATTACCTTCAACAACCAATTTTTCTGTAAATGTTGTTGCAGATCCAACAAGTAATCCACTTCTTGCTGTGACAAATCCAATTGAATCAATATTAGTTACATCTTCATAAGTGATTGTCCCTGCAACAGAAACGTTACCTGTAAAGAAACCATCTCCCTGAACATACAATGCATACTCGGATTTTGCCGTTGTTGTTCCAATTCCAACATTTTTAGTGGTATGAATTCCGATAGAATTTGAAGACCAGGTTCCTCCAGCCCCAACACCACCAGAAACTCCTATAACCCATTTATTGTTGGAGGGATTCCATTTAAGAATAGAATCTGTTGTAATTCCAGTGATGTCAACATCACTCAAATCCTTCACAAACCCAGCACCACCTCCACCAATAGCAGCCATCTGGATCTGAACTCTATTAATAAATGTTCTATAATGATTTGCTAAATCTTTAAAAGTAACAAATTCTTGATTTAATGGGGTTAATGGATCTGTTGTTTTTGTATTTTCCGTTCCTGCCAAAAGAGAACCTGATTCTTTTAAAACCGTTTTTTCATTGAACTTTTCGAAGATATTTTCAATATGTGATATCTTTTTAGA